CACATTATATCATCGGGCTTGAGGGCGAGATTATCCGGTGCATACCCGAAAACGAAATCGCGTATCATTGCGGCTCGAATAAACTCGATCCCGTAAGCGGAAGAACGTACACCGACGAAGCACGAAAGCGTTTCGGACATTATGCGCTCCGTCCGGCGGTTACCTCGCCGAACTATGTAACGCTCGGCGTCGAATTATGCCCGATAGACGATGCGGGACATTTCAGCGACGCGACAATCGTTTCGGCGGTTGAACTATGCGCCTTATTGATAAAACGCCACAAGCTCACGACGGATGACATTACGACGCATCACGCTGTTGTCGGCTGGAAAAACTGCCCGAAGCTCTGGACGGATCATCCCGATTTGTTTGAAGCGTTTAAGGCGAGCGTCGCGGATTATATGACAAGGGGGAATGTATGACAACACCGGCGGAAACGAAACCGAATAAATTAAAATCGGTGAAATTCTGGGTAACACTCTGGGCTGTCGGCATGGTGAGTTACATCGTTATCGGAAACCGAACGGAGTTTACGCTTATTGCGCAATGGTTGTGTGCCGTGCCGCTTGCGTATCTCGGCGTAAACGTGTGGCAAAAACAGATATTCAGCAAAGAGGGTGAAAAATGACGAGAACGATTATCAGTATGGTGCTTACTTTTTTTATGTTCGTGTTTTCGTTGGTGGCGTTTTGTATTGCGCATATCGCACAGCGGGCGCGGAAAAAGGCAGATCGAGAATACATGGAGAAGTGGGAACATGAAAAACAAATGGCAAATAGCATCGCGGATGCAAACGCGAAAAAAGAGGAATTGCAAAGCGGCGATAATCGCGCTGATTTTGACGTCGGCATTGACGTGTTGCACGAGTACGCGAAAAAGAAGCGGTGATGTACCGTATGTAAAGGTACCCGACCCGATACAAAAGGACGGGACAAGCGCGGTTATTTTAGACGCGGAGACGGACACCGTGTCGATGCCGATGTGGTACTGGCGGAAAATCGTAAATTATATCATCGACACGCAGGCGGCGCTAAAAATCGCCGGAGCGGAAAAACAAAAATGACTATATATACAGAGGTGAAAAAATGAAAAAGAAAACATTTTTATTTATTAGTGCTATCGTTGGCGGTATTTCGACAGTTGCAAGCGCGACGGTAACGTTCTTTCAGCCCGCGCATGCACCGGCAATCGTCGCGGGGATCGGTATTGCGTCGACAGCGACGATCAATATCATCAATCAGTTTGTAAAAGAGGGCGAATAGCCTCCTTTTCGCACTTCTTTCGGCGGTCGTGCGCGCTTGCACCCGCGCGGCTGCCGTTTTTTTTGAAAATCGGAAATGACTATATAAATGCGGAGCGCGACGCGTAAAACAGGCGCTACTCTATCGGCGGGCAACGCCGTTAAATATGCGTAAAGGGGAATATATGAAACGGGAATTTTTGGAAGGCTTAAAACTCGAAGCGGACGTGATTGATAAGATCATGTCGGAAAACGGCAAGGACGTAAACCGCGAAAAAGCGAAGTTTGCGGACTACGACGAAACAAAAGCGCAGCTCGAAGCGGCGAACAAGACGCTTGACGGTTTTAAGGATTATGAGGCGGTAAAAGCCGACGTCGAAAAATACAAGGCGGAAAGCGAACGCATCAAAAAAGAAGCGGACGATAAAATCGCCGCGCTTGAGCGAAGCTCGAAAGTCAAAGATTTTTTGAGCGGAAAAAAGTTTGTAAACGACCTTACGCGCGAAGCGCTCGCATCGGAGTTGTCGAAACAGCTTGAAAGCGATGCCGCAAAAGGGAAATCGCTCGACGAACTTTTTGAAGCGCTCACGAAAGACAAAGAGAATATCTTTGCCGACGACAAAAAGCCTACGCCACCGGTGGTTGCCCCTATGGGCGGCACGCCGAACGGCAAAGACGACGGCAGAGCAGCGGCACGCGCTGTTATGGGTTTACCGCCCGAAAAGTAATGCGCACATAACGCGCAAGGGAGAATTTAAATATGGCAAGAACGAATAACATCGCGCTTTTTAAGCAGTACATTGACCTCATCGATGAAGTCTATAAGGTTGAATCGAAGAGCGCGATTTTGGAATCGAACGCGGCGTTGGTGAAAAACGGCGCGAACGCGGGTGAGTTTATCATCCCGAAAATCGACATGGACGGGCTCGGTGATTATTCGCGGAGCGACGGTTACAAAACCGGCAAGGTTGATTTGACGAATGAAACCGTCAAATGCGACTTCGATCGCGGTCGTGTGTTTACCGTTGACGCAATGGACAACGAAGAAACGGCGGGCGTTGCATTCGGGCGCCTTGCAAGCGAGTTTATGCGGACGAAAGTTGTGCCGGAACTTGACGCGTTTCGTTTTGCAAAATACGCAGGCAAAGCCGGAAAGAAAGTTGCCGCAGCGCTCGCTGACGGCGGGGCTGTCATGACGGCAATCGGAGCGGCTATCACGTATATGGACGACGCGGAAGTGCCGGAAGAGGGGCGCTATTTGTTTATCACCCCCGCGCACTTGAACGCCATCAAGTCGCTCGATACGACGAAGAGCCGTGAACTGCTTGCGACGCTCGAGGGGCGTATCGTGAAAATTCCGCAGGCACGTTTTTATTCTGCGATCGACCAGCTGGACGGCGCAACAAGCGGCGAGGAAGCCGGCGGCTTTAAGAAAAACGCGACCGCGAAAGATTTGAACTTTATGATGGTTCATAAATCGGCGCTTATCCAGTTTTCGAAGCACACGGTTACGAAAATCGTAACACCGGAAGAAAATCAGAAGTCCGACGGCTGGCTGTTTTTCTATCGCTCATACGGCATCGCCGAAGTGCTCCAAAACAAGACGAACGGTATTTACGTGCATACGGCGGCGTAAACAACATAGGGCGCGAAAACGCCCTATGTTTATAGGGGGAAGTATGAGAACGATTGGAATCGTCGAGGACGAGAAAGCAAAACCGAAAGACGACGAGAAAAAGCCCGAAAGCGGCGGTGAAAAACCGAAAGACGCGGACAAAAAGTAAAAGGGGTGCGCCGTGTTTGAGAATGTCAATTACACCTTTTATTCCGATACGCTCGGGCGAGCAGATGTGCCGACGGAAGCTGATTTTAATAAATACAAACTCGAAAACTTGTTATTTGTTAAACGGCTTTTAGGCGACGGTCTTATCGTCGAGCGCGAAGAACGCGGGATTGATAGCGCCGTCTGTATGATGATTGAAATCGATTACAAGGCGGCGCAAATTGCAACAGGTGAGGCGCTCCCCGCGTCGTCGGAAAGCATCGGGAGCTTCAGCCACAGCGAAAACACGAAGGCATACGATACGCAAGTTGAATTAAACGCGAAAAGCATTGAGCAACAGAAGTATCGGGTGCTTTCTCTTTTTTGCGATGTAACGGCGGGACGATTATGAGTAAACCTATCCCGTTAAAATTGCTTGTACACACGGTAACGGTACGCCGCAATCTCGGCATTGACGAGGACAGAAATGTCATCTGGTCGGCGCCGGAAACGGTCGAACACGTGCGTTGTGAGCCGGTAAAAGCCGAAGTGCTTGCGGGAAACGGTGTGCAAAGCGACGATAAGCTCACGCTGTTTGTCGATTGTACGCACTCGGATTTTATCCCCGAAAAAGGTATGCAGGTTGAATTCTTGGGCACGTCGTACATCGTACGGCAGGCGACGCCTTACTTTGCGGACACGGCAAACATACATCATTATGAGGCGGCACTCGTATGAGTAAAAAGGTATTTGAACTTGCGGCAAAGCTCGATTTTGATACGGCAAAGATTATGCAAAAAATTAACAAAAACGCATCCGCCGCACAAAAACGACTTGACGCCGTTGTGCTTGCCGACAGCAATAAATATTGCCCGATGCAGACGGGGACGCTCCAAAAGAGCGCGATTATTGCTACCGTTATCGGAAGCGGAGTGATTTCGTGGGTAACACCGTATGCAAAAAAGCAATATTACGAATACCCCGATAAACGGCATAACCGCAATCCGAATGCAACGGGCAAATGGTTTGAAACGGCGAAAGCACGGAGAATGAAAGAATGGGAGCGTATCGCAAATGAAGGGTATCGCGAAGCTGATAAATGACTATTTGGCGAAAAAGCTCGGCGTAACGGTTTACAACGATGTGTTTGCAGACGACAAAGCGGGCGCTACGGACATCATCAGCCGGTACGATCCGAGCGCTGCGGCCGAGCGGCGGTTTATCGACGGGACGCGCCGAGTAGAAGAACAGATTGCCTACTACTGCCGAAGCCCGAATGCGACAACGGCGCGCGATACGCTCGATGACATTATTAAAACGCTTGACAATCATCATGTTCTGCGGGTAAAGGACGGGCTGCTTTGTCAGTGCGAGGCGGTAACGCTGCCGCAATTTGTAGATATGAGCGACAGCGGAAAAACGACGTACACGTGTACGGTTAAAATTATTTACAGGGAGTAAATTATGGCAGAAACATTGGAAGCAGGCGGCGAGCTTAAAAAATACCACGTCGCGTTATTTGTTGCGGAAGCAGGAAGCGGCACACCTACGTGGACGCAGGTGTGTAAATCGACCGACAACACAATCACGCTCAATGCGCAGACGGCCGAGCGCGATTTTATCGTCGATCATGCACCGACGACCATCATCGAGCGCTACTCGCCCTCGTTGAGCGAACCGCTCACGCTCGTGAAAGGGGAAAGCGATTATGACTTTTTCTGGAAAAAGTTTTACGAACTTCCCGTCGGAGCGAAAGCGAAAGGGAAAATGCTCATCGTGTTTTACAATGGCGGCACGTCGAAATTCAAGGCGTGGTCGTGCAACGTGCTTTTCACGTTCGATAACCTCAACCCCGTTGACGGCACGCTCACGGTGAATATCAACATCAACGGAACGATTACCAAAGGCACCTGCGAGGTGGTAGGAAGCGTTCCGACGTTTACCGAAGCATGAGCCTTTTGACGAAGCTCAATCTGCCGGATAGCGTGTGTGTGTCCGGCAGATTTTACAAGGTAAAAACAGGGCATACGTACTGGTTTCGCTTCGCCGAAATCATCGACGACGAGGACGCGACATTTGACGACTTCGATTTTTTGTTTGACGGCGACGCGCCCGATGACAAAAAAGCAGCGTTTAATGCGCTGCTCGGCTTTTATTGGGAGAAAAAAGAAATCCCGCGCGCAACGGGCGAGGCGGCGGGCGAGCGTATCATCGATTATGCGATAGACGCGGATTTAATTTATGCCGCGCTTATGCAGTGCTACAATCTTGATTTATGTGCGGGCGAGGTGCATTGGCATAAAGTGCGGGCGCTTATTTCGGGGCTTACGGGGACAAAACTCAACGAAATTATGAGCTATCGTTGTGCAAAGCCCGGCAAAGATAAAACGATGACGAAGCTCAAACGTATTTGGGCGCTGCCGGTAAAGGAGAGCGCGGAAAACAGAGCGGCGCGGGAGCGGTTTAATAAATTACTGGAAATGAAATCAGAGTAGTCCGCGTTTTTTAAGAGAACGGGACAAGAGACGGAAAAAGAGGTAAACCGGCACGCCGCCGATAAGAGCGCCGACAGTAGCACAAATGACGAGAAAGGTTATTGAAAGGAATACGTCCATAACAAGCACCTCGTCTATAGTATCAACATAAAACGAGGAAAAGTCAAGGAGTTTTTATGAGCGATGGACGCCTAGATATAGATACCAGAATTAACACTCAAAATCTCGATAAAGACATAAAATCCGTTGATGCAAAACTAAAGGGATTATCAAAATCGGGTAGCACAAGTCTTGGTGGACTTGTCGGTTCTTTTGCCGCTGTCGCAACGGCAGCCGGTGCCGTTACAGGGGCAGTTGCTCTTGTTAATAAGGGTATAAAAGCTGTTTCAGCAGCGTATATAGAACAGACAAAGGCGGAAAAACAGCTTGAAATCGCCGCGCGAAATAATCCGTATTTGAACGAATCGAACGTTTCCGCGCTTCGGAACTATGCGTCCGAAATTCAATCGCTCACCACGTACAGCGAGGGTGAGCTTTTACCGATGATGGCGCAACTTTCGGCGAGCGGGCGCACGCAACAACAGATTATGGATATCATGGGCGCGGCTGTCGATATTGCCGCGTCCGGTACGATGGATTTAAACAGCGCCGTATCATCTCTTAATGCAACCTATAACGGTATGGCCGGTACGCTCGGACGGCAAAACGGCGCAATAAAAAACCTCACCGAAGAACAGCTTAAAAACGGCGACGCGGTAAAAATCGTTGCTGAACAGTATAAAGGCATGGCGTCAGAAGTTGCAAAAACGACGGGCGCCGGTACGCAATTAAAAAACGCATTTGATGATTTGAAGAGCGTACTTGGGAAACCGTTCGTAGAGGCGATGACGCCCGTTGCCAATTTTTTTACCGAACTTATCAACGGCTGGGTAAATGCCAAGAAAAAGAAAGAGGAATACTACGACGCAAAGGAAGCGGAAAAATCCGGCAAAACAACGCTCGATCAAGATAAACTCTTACTACAAGAGGAGCAGAAAAGATTTAATAGTATCGACGAGCAGTTAAAGCATTCCGACAAAAGAGCGCGCGAAGCGCTTACGAAATATAACTCGATGAGTAAAAGCGGTGTATTCGGCGAATTCTCCGCAGACGTACAGGCCGCAAAAAGGGAGCTTGATGAATGGAACAAAAACACCGGCAAGCTCGCCGAACAATGGCAGGCGTCGAAATCGCGAATTGAACAGCTGACAGCGCAAGTACAAAAACGGGCGCAATCGGAAAGCGACGAAGCCGCAAGAGCAAAGGCAGCAGAGGACGCAAAAAAGGCAGCCGAAGCGAGGGCGGCGATTGAAAAGGAAAATAACGATAAAGCCGAAGCCGCGCTGAAAACATACCGCGAAACGATTGCGGCAAAAGAAAAAGAGTTGGAAATAAGGCGGCAAATAAACAATGAAACGCACGAGCTTTCGGAAGAAGAATTTGAAAAAAATGCAAACGAGGAAATGCTCCAAACGCGACAAGCCGCCTATATTAAGTTGCTGCAGGACGCGCAAGGCACGATCACGGGGGACGCAGAACGCGAGCGTATCGAGCGCGAAAAAATACTGGAGCTTACAGAAAAAACAAACAGCGCAAAAAAAGAAGCGGATGCGGAAAAAGCAAAAAAGGCACTGTTAGAAGACCTCGACGATGCGCTTAGCGGCACTAAAAAATTGAAGCAATCGGAAGTTATGGAGAAGCAAATATCCGAACTTAAAATCCAGTATGAAAAATTAACGGCCGATAAAAAACTTGAAATCGAGGAAGAATATAACCAAAAACTGAAAGAACTTTCCGACGCGCGGCTGAAAATAATCGAACAGGAAAAAGCGGCGGACGAAAAAGCGACGCTTGAATCGGTCGGAAAGAAAATCGAAATCATATCATCGTTTGCCTCGCAGTATACAAGTATCATGAGCACTATCTCGGATCTTGTAACGCAGCAGGCAAAAAATGAAGCGACGGTAAAACAGGCGGAAGTCGAAAAACAGTATCAACAGGGGATTATCAGCCAAGAGGAATACGAGAAACGGAAAAGCGAAATCGAAAAGGAAGCTGCGGAAAAATCATACAAGATACAGATGTGGCAATGGGCGGCAAGTATCGCGCAAGCGACGGCGAACACGGCGCAAGCGATTATCAGCGCACTTTCGACATCGGGAAATATTTACGCGGGTATTGCACTCGCAGCAGTTGCCGGAACGATGGGAGCCGCGCAGCTTGCAACGATTATTGCCAATAAGCCGATACCGCCGAGTAATTTTGCAACCGGTGGTATTGTCGGCGGCACAAGCTACACGGGCGATCGCGTTACGGCACACGTCAATTCGGGCGAGATGATTTTAAATCGAATGCAACAGCGCAATCTGTTCGACAGTATAAACTCAAACTCTCTCGGATCGGCGCCGCAGATGAACGTAAAGATATTTAATTCCGCCTCGAACGAAGTATCGGCACGGCCGGAGATGACCGAAGACGGAATGCGGATCATGATACGAAAAATCGTAAGCGACGACATCGGAAGCGGGCGAATGAATAAAAGTCTCATCGCCGCGCAATCATCGTTCGGCGGTACGCGATATACAAATTAAGGGGGGGGGGTATATGGTTTTGTGGCCTGCGGGAGTAAATAAATCTGCTTATGGAATGAATACAGGCGTAAAAGAAAATATCAAAATGACGGAGTTTGAAAGCGGAAAATCGCGCACGTTTTTATTAAATTCTGCGCCGAAACATACGTTTTCATTTAATATCGATTTTTGGTCGGACGAGGAAGAACGCGCATTTTGGACGTGGTATGACAACGTATTACTTTCTGGAAGCGAATCGTTTTTGTTTCCCGATTTGTTTACTCACACGGGAACGACGGAATACATAATGACCGATACGCCTGCCGTTTCGGGGCAGATGCCGAAAACCGTATCGATCACCGTGAGGGAAGTATGAACGCAAGTTTTGAAAAGCTCGCACAACAGCACGGGCGTTATTCGCTCCCGTTTTTGATTAAATTGCACGATGATAAAAATACGATTGTTATGCGATTTGTGAACGACGTAAAAAGCGTAACATTTAACGGCGACGTGTATACGGCAGGGACGTTTCGTTATACGCCGAACGCGAGCGAACAAGGTTTCACCGGCGGCGGAACGCTTGAAATAAGTGTACAGGGAAACGCGGTTATCGATTTAATCGAAACGTATCGCGAGGTACGGCTCGAAGTCGTCGGTTGCATTATGCAGGACGGAAGCATCGCGGAGCTGAAATCGTTTCGTCATCATTATGGAAAGGTTAAAACTGACCGCGCGACAGCAAAGTTTACATTTGAAAAAGACGATCGCCTTTCGATGACTTTTCCCGCGCTTATCTGGAGCGCATTTAATAATCGAGGGAACTCATGAAGTGGGACGATTTATTGACGGTACCGTATAAAACAAACGGGCGCGATGCGTCGGGTATGGATTGCTACGGGCTTGTACTCGAACTTTGTAATCGCTGCGGAAAGAAACTGAAAGATTTAATCGTATGTGAAAACGAATGCGCGCCCGAAAACAGTTTCCAGACCTACGCGGAAAATATAAATGTCGCGCTTATCGATACGCCGAAAAAATATTGCCTGTTCCAATATACCGAAAGCGGTTTATTGCATATCGGATTTATGCTCGACGAACGCACGGCGATCAATATGACGACCAAGGGTGTACGGGTATGGCCGCTTGAAATAATAAAACATAAAGACGACTTCAAGTTTATGGAGATTGTATGAACGCACTGTTATATAAAGACTTTTCGGATGCTTATACTACGATTGAGCTCAAAGAAAATACACCGATTGCAGAATCGCTCGCGTTGGATTGGAATAATTGGGCGGTCATTGCGAACGGGAAAATCGTCAATAAAAATTATACCCCGAAAGCAAACGATGCGATTATGTTCCGCGCCGTCCCGCACAGTACGGGGAATGTCTTCGCCGATATTGCTCTCGGATTTTTAACGGGGGGTATTTATACCGTCATATCGTCGGGGGTAGAAGCATATAAAGCAAGGGAAGCCGCCGATAAAGCCAAAAAAGACCTCGAAAACATGAAAAATAAAATGCGCGACAAGGTTACGAACTTGCCGTACATTAAAGGCGCAACGAATACCGTCGCAACAGGGAAAACCGAACCGTATATCATCGGCGAGCATCTTTTTGTACCGTACATCTTAAACTCCGGCGGTAAATATCAGGGCTATTCGGTTATTGGCGGCGAAAACGGGAAAGACCAGTTTTATATCGTCGTGCTTGAGGGCGGTTTTAACAAACAGGTATTTCGCCGCCTTAGAAGCGATGACGTAACGCTTAAAATGTGGAGCGGCGATACACCGCAAGAGGACGTATATCAATTTGACGATGGCGTCTTTTATGACGCAGGCTCGCTCATTGAAATCGCGCAGGATGGCAAGCCTTTCGATACTCCAGAATTTAATAAAAAAATCGTACAGCAGACGCTGAACGATAATCTTCGGAAAAAGGACGACGAGCAGTACGAGGACTTGATTTATACGCTCGAACGCTATTCGATGGCGGCCGACGTTTGTATTTTATTCAACGGGATTTTGGCGTACAACGACGACAGCGATAAAATAAATCGGAGTGTTACGGTCGAGCCGTCATATTCGCTCGACGGCGGGAAAACATGGACGCAGTTTTATTTTAATCAAAACGGTACACAACGCAATACGTTTACTTATCGCACACTCAATCAGCTGCGCTTTAATGCGCATATCGATTTTAATTTTAGCGCTGTAAAAAATCTCAATCAGCCAATCATGATAAAGCTCTCGTGTACAACGCCGAAATATAACGGATCCGCATACGATCAGTGTTATGTACAGTGGGTGCAGTCGACCGTGTACAATCCCGACGAATCGAAAACGGGTTTTGTACCGGAGCGAATCATTGGAGAGACCGAAGCGAAGCTCTCGACGACGATCGGCTTAAAAATAAAATCGACAACGAGTAATCAAGATAAACTCAAAAAAATAAACGTTATCACCTGCGGAACAGCCCGCACATGGAACGGCGTACAATGGAGCGCTGAAAAAACGCCGACGCGAAATCCCGCCGCGTGGCTTTTGGAAGTGCTCACCTCGCCGACGCATACGCCCTCACAATGCGACGACAGCGAAATTGACCTTGCATCGTTCGGCGCGCTCTATGAATTTTGCAAACGAGAGAAGCTCACCTGCGATATGGTACTTACGGATGGCGAGCCGAAAGAAAACGTGTTACAGAAAATCTGCCAAACGTGCTACGCGACACTGTATCAAGACATCTATGGGAAAATCTCGGTTGTATCGGACAGCAAAAAAGAAAATGCGATAGCCGTCTTGAACGAGCAAAACCTCATATCGTTTTCATACGAAAAAGACCTCGCGCGGCGTACGGATGGGATAAAAATAAAATACATCAGCCGCGCGGCTGACTATGCCGAAGACACGTGCCTCGTCATGCGTAAAGGCGCGGTACGGGACAGCGAGAGCATCCTGCGCGATATGAACGTAACGGGTATTACCGAGTACGCGCAGATTGTGAAGTATGCGCGCTACGTTATGGCGTGCGACGAACTCCGCCCGAAGACGGCAACCGCGCGCGTCGGTAAAGAGGGCATCTTTTTTACCCCGCTTGCAAAAGTACTCGTACAACATCCCTCGCTTAAAATAGGACTTGGAAGCGCGCAAATAAAAACGGTTATAACAGAGGGTACGAATATTACGGGGCTTCGGTTGTATGAACCGATCACGCTCGATACGGCACACGATTTTACCGTGATAATACAGTGTATCGGAAACGATTATTGTACGCCCCTTGCACGCGCGATAAAGCGGTATAACGGACGCACAAAAGAGATCGAGTTTACCGAGCCGATAGCGCTTACAAGCCCGATACAGCCGCACGCGGGTGATATTTTGTCCTATGGCTATCAAACGGAAACCGTTACAAGCCCGATGCTCATCACGGGCATACAGCCCGATGACGACGGCTATACGCTGACCCTTGTCGATTACAACGAGGCGATTTACGACACGGGCGACATCCCCGATTATACGCCGAACATCTCGCAGTCGGGCGATGGCACGGCGGGTACGATCCCTGCGCAGGCGGTAACGCCGGAAGATTTGGCGCGCGTACAGCGTACAATCATAAGCCCGTCGTTTTATGTTCTCGACATCTCGCCCGAAATACAAAGCGTGCCGTGCAAAGCCGACGGAACATTGTTTGACAACACGGCGACGGTTGAAATCGTCGCGAAGCTGTATTTCGGCATAGACGATACGGACAAAGGCGTAAACCGTTCGGCAGCACTCGAGGACGGAACGCCTGTCGGTACATGGGATGATAATGTTTTGACGCTTCCCGTGTCATTGCTTACGTCAAATACACTTCGCGTATTTATCACCGTGCGCGACAGCGAAAACAGAACCCGAACGGCGATCGCGACGGTAAATAAATTGTACGCAGGTGATACGCCGTTCGTATATATTATGCGCTTGAGTGAAAACGCGGTACGGGTAAGCGATGATAAAGAAATCATCCCCGCAAAAATCGCGGCGCAAAAATTAATAAAATCTGGTGCGGATTATATCGATACCGACTACGGCAATATAACCGTATCGATTGACGGCGGAAAAGAACAGCTGGTAAAAACGGGCGACGTATTTGTATATATCGAAACGAACAATGGATTGCTCGGAGACGACGCGGGAAGATTTATACTGTTTGACGATGCCGACTATGCCGCGAACGGCGTAAAAATCCCATATGGCGCGAAGCAGCTTATTTTCCGCTATCGTACGCCCGAAGGTGTGATTATCCAGAGCGAAACCGTACCGGTGCTGTATGACGGCGCGAAAGGCGCGAAAGGTGAAAAGGGGCAGCGCGGCGCGTCGTACTGGGGTACGAAAAAGCCCGACGAGGCAGTATACGGCGATTATTATCTCGATGTAAACGACGGGTATATTTACGAGTACAGCGCGACGTATAACGCATGGGTAAAGGTTACCGACTACGGCGATTTTCGGTACAAGCAAGCGATGAACGATATGCTCTCCGTTGCCGAACACGCGCCGAACATTCAGTTTCTCGCCGTCGTCAACGCATGGGTAAAAAACCTCGTTGCGGGTACGGCGCTTATCAATGAGTTGTTTGCAAAAAATATCATTGCGCAAAATAAAATCGCGTCAAGTAATTACTACGACGCACACGGCGTTCCGACGGGCAACGGGTTTTTGATGGATGCACAAACGGGAAAACTTTTTGCAAATGACGGAATATTCAACGGTGAAATAAATGCGACAAAGGGGACGTTTAACGGATTATTGAAACAGGGAACAAACTTTTATATTGCAACGAGAATTATTATCAAGCATAACAGCGATGGTTCTTTTCGTTTTACCGCATCCAATAGTCTATATAATGATCGTTTTTATTATATTGATACAGGAATTTTTGTTGTTAAAATACCTACAGAACATAGAGTATACGGGATACCAAGAGTAATTTGTCATTATTGTTCCGATCAATTTGAATCATCGTCTGCCAGCCCTGTTTTAGATGATATAAAGAATTACAATCCGGGAAATAGTAATCCGCGATTTCAATGTTCGTGCCGCAGCGGTTTAAATGTATTCGAATTTGATGGAGTTGGTAATCAAATAGAATATTTGCCGTTGTATTTTACGGATAATCAAAATGATAATTATGTAAATCCTCAATATGCCTTACTGACATTGATTTATATTTAATTTTTTTATTGACAGAATGATAATGTAGGCTTAGTATTATAAAACGAGGTAAAAAGTGAGCTTACGTTATCACAAAAGAATTAAAATTTGTAAAGGCTTGTATTTAAACGTTTCCAAGTCTGGAGTTGGATTATCACTCGGGCAACGAGGAGCGTCTTTAAGCGTAGGTTCGAGGGGTACATACTCAAATTTAGGTATTCCCGGTACGGGTATTTCTTATCGAGAAAAAATTGATGATGCGCCGGAAACAAATAATTCAAGCGGCGGGACAACGATACATTGCCATATCGAAATTGATGACGCCGGTGTAGAAACGGTTGTTATGAAAGATATATTCGGTACAATCGTTACGGACGAAAGAATTATTCGGCTTGTAAAGAGACAGGATGCTTTTAAAGATCTATTGGATAGAGCAAGAATAGAAAAACAACAAGAGATCACAGAGAAAACAGAGCGCTTGTACGACATATATAAAAATGCCGATAAAATCGTTTCTGAGGAACAAGTACTCGAGGAGATGAATCAATTAAAACTGGAAGAATATACAGTAAAAGAATATTCTGTTAAAATTCCTGAAATGTTGGATTTTTATGCGGAGGCGGAAGCAAAAGCAAGACGGGAAATTAAAACGATTAAATTCTGGACGCTAAAAAAATTGCGAAAAGCCTATGCGTTAAAAGTGATGGAAGAAGAATTTAATAAAGCCAGTTTGAAATGGGAAAACGAAAAAAAAGAATTTGACGCGAGCGAGCAAGAATACAAGCGCAAACGGAACGCAGAATATTTAAAAGATTTTAACGAGCGAAAAGATATTTATAAAAAGATACTAGCGGGAGACGAAAGCTATATTTCGGAAACGCTTGAGAGTATTTTATCTGAAATAAAATTGCCTGTTGAAGTTTCAGTCGATTATAAAGTGCAAGGGACTTGTGTACGTTTGGACTTGGATTTGCCGGAGATTGAAGATTACCCTAAAATGAAATCTACCTTATTATCCAGCGGGAAAGTATCGATCAAAAATAAAACCCAAATCGAGCTTAATACCGACTATGCAATGAGCGTAACCGGATTAGCATATTATTTTGCAGCGATTGTTTTTAACATCTCACCGAAAATAAGCAATGTGAAAGTTAGTGGATATACACAACGAATAAATGAGAAAACAGGCAATGAAGAAAATCAATATGTTTACTGGGTAGATTTTGATAGGAAAATATTTGCCGCATTAAATATTGCCGCATTAAATCCTATTCTTGGATTTGATAATTTCAGAAACAAAAAAAATATTACTTCAAAATACGAAATGAAAACTATAACGTTGGGGCAAGAAAAATGACAACATACGAGAAGGTAAAAAAACGAACTTTTGAAATCATAGAAAAAGGCGGACATGGCGATACACCGAGTAAAGTTTTCGATATTGTTATAATGATTTTAATATGTCTCAATGTCTTATCAGTTTTTGTGGAGACATTCACTATTTCAAATACAATGCGGAAAATTCTCGCCGATATTGAATTATTTTCAATTATTATTTTTTCGATTGAATTTATTTTGCGCGTTTGGACGGCGGATTTTTTATATAAAAATTTATCTCCCGTAAAAGCAAAGATACGATATATATTTTCGTTTATGGCGTTAATTGATTTGTTTGCAATCTTACCGTTTTATATTCCGTTTGTAATAAAAGTCGATCTACGAGTTTTGAGAATATTACGTCTGTTTCGTCTATCGAGAATTATAAAAGCAAATAGATATACAAAATCCTTGCAAAAAGTTATTCGTGTTATAAGCGATAAATCGGCTGAATTATTTTCCGCTGTTTTAATGCTTTTTATTTTAATGCTTATATCTTCCGTATTGATTTATTATATCGAATCACCCGCGCAACCGGAAGTTTATAAAAATGCGCTCTCCGGTCTTTGGTGGTCGATTGCGATTTTTACATCTGTATGGCTAGGCGATATTTATCCTATCACTGCTGCAGGAAAAATCCTTTGTGCATTGATGGCGATTTTCGGAGTTGCGATTATTGCTGTGCCTACAGGTATTATATCATCTGGGTTCGTGGAAGATAATGCCGAAAATGAAGATAAACAGATAAAATTGTTAAAAGAGATTAAAAAAGAAATTGACGAGTTAAAAAATAAATCATAACGTGCCTCTTGCGCAAAAAAGCAACCGGTGGCAATGCGGCAGCCTTTATAGAAAAAACGGGCAATTTAATTAAACAACCGGATGGGTTGCCAAATATTACGGGCGCAATATCTGTAGCAACTGGCAATGCAGGCGGTGGAATAGCTACAGGAGCGTTCTATGCGGGCGGAGAAGAAGGCGACGCAGCATGGAGTGGTGTAAAGGGTCGTTCTGTACGACGCTTCGATGCTTCAAGGTCTTCTCCAATATATGGCAGTTCGGAACATGTAACGCCAGAAAACTACACCGCAAAATTATGGCTTCGCGTAGCTTAGGCAGTCCGAAGCCAGATTCTTATTGTAAAGTTGGCAGGAGTAACTTCGCCATGATTGTTTCTATAGACACTTGATGACCGGCTCGCATCAAAAACATGTCTTTCTCTGCGGTCATCAGAAGTAGTAAGCCCCGCACCATTTCTGTCGTAATCGTTCCCATAGAAACAACCGGAATCGGATTGCAACCCACCGTGTCCACAAACAATCATTTCGCCCGTAATATTTGGCAACCCATCCGGTTGTTTAATTAAATTGCCCGTTTTTTCTATAAAGGCTGCCGCATTGCCACCGGTTGCGCGAAAAAATGCTCCTGCGTATTGATCTTGAAGTTTCCATTTTGTGCAGATGAATAAATCTTGCGGCGCTTCTTGCTGCGGGTATTGCATATATACCTCGCCGATACGCGGGCACGATAAACCTTCCCACTTGCTCCCGTTCCAGATGACCGTCTGTATCTGTCCTGCTTGCAAGGTTGAATCTCCGTCGCGCGCAGTTGTTCCGCGTATGATGTGTGTTTTGTCGGTTATATTAATAATTTTTACTTCAATCCCGATATATTCGCCGTCGCCGATTGTTAATACGATTTCGTTCGGCGCTGATATAATAAATACCCTGTCAAATTTGACCGTACCTGTATCGGTTGATTGTGCGATTGTATCTTTTGCGATTGACGGTTGGATATTATCGCAGGGCTTCGGCACTCCGTTTTTATCGAGGTATACAGGTACACCTCGATTGCCTACTTCCAGCGGGGCGGCTTTCGTTCCGAGATGTGCCGAGTAGTCCGCATTTACAGCTTTCCCTGCCGTTACATTTTTCAGCTTTACGCCTTTCGTTGCTTCGTTCTGCACAATCAATAAAATATCATCGTCGCCGCTCGCCGCTGCGGGAGCTTTATCGTAAATCTGTTTAATCGTTGTCGTTGCCATATATACCTCTGTATATATAGTCATTTTTATACCAACACCCCGCATTATCGCAGGGCTACACAGGCACTTGTAAAATAAATAACCCCGCCTTTTATTCGGCGGGGTATCTTTTTCACAGATGTGTAAATTTATTAAATTTATATCTTTTCGTACGAACTGTGGGCGCTGGCACAACACGCACCTTTATAAAAAAGCATTGCATGTTTTGTACCATTTTTGTATGTTATCACCATGTAGTGATAGTCTTTTGACTGCATTTTAAATTTTGGAGTATTAAAAATGTAGTCAAAAGTTTTAGTTGGATTTGCATACCTAAAAAGCGTAATCCAATTTGATATATCTTTTTTAGGTATGCCCTTATATTTTCCACCAAGAGTATATTTGGTTTCGCCCATTGTATCAAAATCATAATATGACCTTGTCATTTTGTATTCCTTATTTAGGGGGCGCTATGAAACCCCCTCTTAAATTTATTTTTGCATGCGATCGACGGCATCCAGAAATGCTTGACCCGCGACTTCCGTCAATTTCCCGTTTTCGTACACAACGTATTTTTTAAAAGTACCGTCAAATTTGCGGTAATCTTTTTGTCCCCACGCATAAACTTGCCCTTCCTGCGGCTCGCGGATGTACAAAATTCCCGCTTCGCCTTTTCCGTATGCTCCGGTATAACCGCCAACTTTCTCGGAAAAATCGACTTTGCCTTGTGCATTGACCTTTGCAATCCACGGATTGCTCTTGCGTCGCCCATTAAATGATTCAAATTCTTTTACTGCAAACATATTTTACCCCTTTCCGCCTGTTTTTTAGAGTTTGGTGCGGCGGCCATGCCAAACTCTTTATGACTATATTATATAACAGTTGTATAATATAGTCAAGTCTTTTTTACATTTTTTTTATAATTTTTTTAAGATTTTTATTTTTTTGTGTATACCCTCTGTGGTCTCGTGAGATGAGTAGCCGGCAAAAGTTGATAGGGCGCTGTGCCCTAAAATCATCATCGCCGTGTACATGTCGGTACGTTGTGCAAGATACGTTGCGACGTAGTGTCGCCAGCTATGTAACACGATATTGCGCCGCTTACGCTCGGTATAATTTATCCCGATTTTGGATAACGCGGCATACAAACCGTTTGCTACTGTTTTTTTATTCAGAGGTTTCTCGTTTGTTTTACCCGCAAAGAGATATATGCTTTTATCACTTGCCAATTTTAATAATTTTTTGCGTATATCGCGCGATATAGGTACTGTGCGCTCTCTACCGGTTTTTGTACCTTTTAACCCGTCAATATTGGAGTAGGATTTTTTTACTGTTATGTGATCAGCTTTTATATCGTCTTTTGTAAGCGCAAGTATCTCTCCTATGCGCATACCAGTTTTTGCAGCAAGCAAATTTGCTATATAAACTTTTTGATTACTCCACTTGAGTTTAAAAAGTGCCTTAACCTCTTTACGTGTTAATATTCCGCGCGGTTTTGTCGATACGGCAAATTTAATAATACCACGTGATATATCCTGCTGTAACAATCCTTTCTGGTATGCAAAGTGCAGCGGGGCACAAATTGATTTACGCACATCGGAGATTGTTGCATACGTTCGGCTGCCGGATAATTCCAATAAAAAATCATCAATCGTTTTTATCGTGATGTCCAATAATGCGGTATTGCCAATAGCCGGCTGTACATACTTATGCAACATATACTGCATTTTTTTACAATAACTTTTGCCGATTGTATACCCGCTTTTTAAACGTTGTAATACAAATTGACTATGCTCGTAATCCCAAAAAACGCTTGCATACTCTTGTAGTGTCATATTTTACCTCTTTTGTTATTGTGTAACTGTTGTATAATATATCGTCTGTATACACAAAAATCTTTAGGATGGTTGCGGATATTATCTAGCCGTGATAAAATAAAACCGCCCGTAGCAAAATACTACGGGCGGCGGGTTACTGTACGAATGTACAGTAACAAAGGGTAATAATAATATACGCTTTACATAGCAAAAAAACAAGAGGCAGAGATGACGACAAAAGAGCTCGCACAAAAAGCCGGTGTATGCTTGAGTACAGCTATTAAATGGTGCGCAAATCCCCAAAATAAGGTTGCCTATGTGGGAGAGGGGTATCGCCGTACTTACATGCCAACCGATGATGATTATAAACGATTTTTACAACGTCCAAAACCGGGTAAGCGCGCAAAAAAGAAGCCCGAACCGAAACCTCTGCATAAGGCAAAAAAATAATTATTAATAATTGTTTAAAAGCGAAAAGCGATCGCGTTGCCATGCGAGTATTTCTGTTAAATCTTCCGGCTTGAAAGAAGTATATACATCTGCAATACCGCGAAGTGAATGCCCTGCAATGCTTTCAACTTTTAGCGGATTGACACCGAACGATTTTGCATCTGTTATAAAAAAATGACGCAGCGAATGAATTGTTAATTTTCGTGCTTCGGTATTCTTTAATTGCCGAATAATAGGATTTACATTTTGGTAAATGTATTTTATGGTGTGCGGCGTTTCGTGTATCAGCGACACAAGTTCTGGAATAATTGGAATATGCCGTGATATTTTAGTCTTGAGCGGCAGATATTTTTTGCCTATTAATTGCTTCGTTAAATTAACAAAATAAAATTCATTTTGTTCAAGAATATCTGATGATACTATGCCTGCACATTCTTTTATACGCATACCTGTAAGCGCAAGTAAAATAATAAGTTCGCGTTCGTAAACGTCTGAAATCGATCGCACCAGCAAACATATTTCATCAAAAGAAAACGAATCGCGGCTTGCACCTACCGGCAGGGGCGCGAAATTTTCGAAAGGGTTTTTTGCAAGTAAACCGTCGCGTTGTGCATTTACAGTTATGATTTTTAGCGTCGCCATAATTAAATTGATGGTACGATTTGCAAGCCCTTGTGCAATTAGTTTTTGCCGCATAGATATTAAAAATGAATAATTAACATCCGCAATTCTTATTCTGCCAGCTAAAGGTATGATATGGGCATTTAATACCATGCGATACGCTTTGATTGTATTTATAGAGTATTTCTCTTGCGCTTGTTTATCTTTTACAAAGTCCGAATCATCATTAAAAAAGTTTTTTGCATATTCCGACAATAATTTCGATGTACCCGTCCATAGTAAACCTTCTTTAAAGAGCCGTTCGCAATAGAGTTGAGCCGCGCCTTTAGACGTGCAGCCCGTTGTTTTTGCCGAAGTCCGAATACCGTTTAAATCATAGGTGCGGTAATACCAATAATCGCCGCGCTTATAAAGAGAGAATGCTTTTTTGTATCGTCCCATAATATACCTCTTTTTGGCTTCATTCTGGCTACTTTAATTTATAATTCATTATATTATAAAAAAATAAAATATACTATAGATAACAGAATATTATACATCGAAAGAATAAATCGCGCAACGCAAATGAAAATTATTGACACGCAAATGAAAACTATTGTAGGGCTTACGTATGAAAATCTATATTCCGCTCATTTTGCAGTGTTTGCATATCGGCAGAAAATGCGCGCCGATATGTTTCATCGCCGGAAAATGATATTTCCCATTGCATAGAACGTCAATATCGCTTCACACAACACTGCGAATAATCTATTGACAATACGTATTATACGTGTTATATTCCTGTACGTGAAAGACAAAGACCTTTTAAAATTATTACTGAAAAACGGCTGGGAATTAGTTTCGGTAAAAGGCAGTCATCATAAAATCACGAAAGACGGAAAAACGGAGATTATTCCTATACATGGTAACGACATAAAGAAAGGGCTTTTGTCCGCTATTTTAAAAAGAACCGGATTGGAGGTACATCAATGAAAGTGATATATCCTGCTGTTTTTCACGCCGAAGACGGCGGTTTTTGGGTTGAGTTTCCCGATTTACCCGGATGCTCTACGCAGGGCGATACGGAAGCCGAAACGTATGCAAACGCGGTCGAGGCGATGGAGCTTTATTTGCAAGACGATTATACGGTCGATACGTTGCCGAAAGCGTCCGAAGCAAAAAAAATTAAAACGGATAAAAAGAGCTTCGTATCGTTTGTGTGCGGCGAATTTAAAGTGAACGAACGGGCAATAAAAAAGACATTGACAATTCCGGCGTGGCTTAATATACAGGCGGAAAAAGCGGGAGTAAATTTCAGTCAAACGTTACAAGACGCATTGTGCAAAAAATTGAATCTTGTAATGTAACGCGATTGTCCGAAAACTTTAGTTTTTTGACAGCTTCCCTTTCGGCGCTACCATCGGCGTTGCGCTCTGTCGCGTCCTCTGCTATAATGGCGCCATGACACGGGAAGACAACGCTGCGTCGCGCGCCGTACGCCGTTCGACGCTTAAATCGATCAACGCGAAAAAGAAAGAGCGCATCAGACAGATAAAAGCGAATTACGATTCTGAAATTCGCGAAATAAATATCAAATACGCAAAGGATCCCGAACGGCTGCGCGCAAAATACGCCGCCGACGATTATGCGAAGAGCGAACGGGCGAAGCGCCGCGCCGAACGCAGGATAGCGCAGGAAGAGCGCCGCATTGAGCTGCGCGGAAAGGAACGGCAGTTTTCGCTCGGTGAAGAAATCTTCAGCGCCATCGTACAGGGACTCGGCGCGCTCGTATCGGTTGCGGCTACCGCCGTCCTTGCCGATCGCGCGATAACCCATGCAAACGGCGCGCTCCGCGTGCTCTACGTTTCCACATTCGTATGCAGCGCCGGGCTGATGATTGTCATGTACATCATGTCGACGCTGCACCATGCGCTCGTGCCGGAAGCTGCCAAAGAAGTGTTCGAGCGTCTCGCTCACTGTTTTGTCTTTCTCGTGCTCGGAAGTGCATACACGTCGTTTATATTGATTTTCGCGCGCAGCGTCGGAGGCTGGGTGCTCTTCGGTCTCGTATGGGGTGCTGCGATCGTCGGTATCGTGCTGTATGCGGTATGGGGCAGCGAATTGAAAATCGCCAATATCGTATTTTATTTTGTCATCGGCTGGGCGGGACTTTTTCTTATGCGACGGTTTTACCTCGAACATGCGCTGCGGAGTTTCGTATACCTCGTCGTCTCGGGACTTTTATACAGTTCGGGCTGCGCCGTTTTTCTCTTGCGCAAAATCAAATATATGCACGCCGTCGGCAACGTCCTTATGCTGATCGGAACGCTATACTTGTACGCCTCTCTGTTTTTTTCCGTCGCATGAGCTTTGCCGAATTGCTGTTGCTCGGCGTCGCGCTTTCAATGGACGCGTTTGCGGTAAGCATGACAAACGGTATGATGCTCGGCCGCGTGCCCGTAAGCTATGCGCTCGCCATAGCGCTGACGTTCGGCGCCTTTCAAGCGCTTATGCCGCTGATCGGATTTTTCGGCGGCAGTTTTTTTTATGCATATATCGAAGCCGTCGACCATTGGGTCGTACTCGTGCTGCTCGGCGCGCTCGGAGGTAAGATGATTTTCGAAGCGGTACGGGATCTGCGCTCTGCCGCCAAATGCAAAAACGCCGAACGCGGAATACGTCCCGCACCGCCTGCAGCCGGACGCGGCAATACGCTGCAGTCAGCAGCGCCGAAAAGTAATAACGCTTCGGAAACAACGAAGCAAAGCGATTTGCGGCAAAGCGCCGCGTACTGCAGACGTTTATCGCCGCCCCTGCTTTTCGTTCAGGGAATTGCGACGAGCGTCGACGCGCTTGCCGTCGGTATAGGGCTCGCCGCAGTAAATGCGGATATCACGCTTTCCGCGATAACGATCGGCGCAACGACCGCGCTCATCTGTTTTCCTGCAGTGTATATCGGCAAAAAGACCGGAGATGCGTTCAACGATAAAGCGCGGCTTGCAGGCGG